CCTTCGCGCACGCAACCGCGAAATGAAAGCCGGGGGTAGGTTTCGATAACATGGCCAAATTGAAAATTGAGTACAGGAACACAGAATCCCTAATCCCCTATGCCAGAAATGCCCGCACTCACTCTGATGCCCAGGTTGCGCAGATCGCCGCGAGCATCAAGGAATTCGGCTTTAACAATCCCGTACTCCTTGATGGCGACAACGGAATCATAGCCGGGCATGGCAGGGTTTTAGGGGCCAGGAAATTGGGACTAGAGCAAGTCCCATGTATTGAGCTTTCGCATCTATCAGAAGCCCAGAAGCGGGCCTACGTTCTTGCCGATAACAAAATTGCTCTCAATTCAGGATGGGATGATGAGTTTCTAAAAATCGAACTGGAGGAATTAAAGGGCTTTACTGATTTATCTATCACAGGCTTTGACTCCTCAGAGTTAATCAAATTATTTGCCAACAATGAAATCGTGGAGCCTGAAGGTGATTCTATTCTCCCCGCTGGCGAGCAAAACATTCTTGTTCGGCTATCATTCCCGGCTGCTGTATGGCTTGGAAAACGCGACGAAATTATTAGCGTGATCGAAAAAATGGAGAAGCTCTACCTGTGCCAGAAAAGCGTCAAAGAGTAGGTTATCTCACCTTCGGGCGCGATGATTTTGGCTATGGTCTCGCGCTGTGCCTGTCCGAACTTACCAAATGCGACCTATACAGGGTATCTCCAAAGACGGCCCGTTCGGTTGATTGGCTGGTTTTCTCATGTTTCTGGTGGGAGCACATTTATGTTCTCGCGGATTTCCTGAGAGTGGCAGGAATAAGCAAGAACCAGGCACAAAGGCCCAGGATAATAATTGGCGGATTCAACACGGCAAACCCGGTTCCGTTTCTGGCATATGCCGACTATGTAGTTGTTGGGGATGGCGAGGGAACATTAAAGGCCATCATCGAAGATGGAAGTCTTCCGGATAACGTCCTGACGGATGAAACAAAAAGCGTCAAATATGGGGTTGCCGACCTAAAGCCTTTTTGCCATGAAACTAATAACATTGCACGGATCGAGATAGCGCGGGGATGCAGGGCCGCTTGTACGTTCTGCGCCGTCACGCACCTAAAGCCATATCGGGAGCTTCCGTCGGATCAGGTAAAAGCTGCTATCTCGAAAACTAAGCTCCGGCGTGTGAGCCTTTTTGCTCCAGAGCCGACGATGCACAGCCAAGACGAGGAAATAACGACGATCTGTCACAATGCATTAAAGACTCGGGTCGATTCCGATGTCCGGCTTGATCGCCTGGAAAAGAGGAACGATTCAGTACCTCGCGTCGGCATTGAGGGCCTGTCTGAAAAACTCAGGAAGTCAGTCAAGAAACCTTATACAAATGAAAAGATTGTTTCATCGGTCAAGCAGGCCATCGCTGACGGACGCCGAGGCATGTTCATGTATATGATTTTGGACCTTCCCGGAGAACGGATCGAGGATTGGGAGGAATTCCGGGAGCTTTGCAAAAAGATAGGCGAACTTCCCGGCGCTGATAATTTTGTCCTCAAGCCGTCTCCGTCTGTGTTTCTCCCAACGCCCCATACGTCGATGCAATTCAATGGCATCCATTGGGAGCGCGACTATCACACGCAATGGGAAAAGTTTTTCGGACGCGGAGAAGATCGGGATTGGGAAGTAACCATGGCAGAGCGTAGCCGGGTATTCTCTCCGCATATGCGCCTACTTTCGATGCTTTCTACGCGGGCCGGAAGTGAGTTTATCGAGTTCGAGCGGATAGCGACGGCAAACAAGGCTATCGCCATATCAGGTGGAAGACCCGCAACCAGAGACAAACGCAAGCTCGAAAAGTGCGTTGAGCGGTTTGGCGGGATCGAGAAGTATTGCGGAGAAATTAAGATCGGGCCATGGCAAATAGTGGAAACGTGCGACGCTCATTGACTGTGATTTATGTCCGGACGTAAACCAAAACCAACTCTGTTAAAGCTCCTTGCGGGCAATCCCGGCAAGCGGCCGCTCAACAAAAATGAGCCGCAGACGCACTGCGAAATTCCAAGCTGCCCAGAAGTACTGCAGGGGGTTGCGCGTGAGGAATGGGGAAGGATTACCGAAGAGCTGTTTTCGATGGGCCTTATCGACCGCGTGAGCAGGGCGGCTGTGGCTGGATATTGTGAACACTATGAGCAATGGGTAAACGCTTCGGCGCAGGTGCGGAAATTCGGGACGGTCATTAAATCGCCAAATGGATACCCGGTCCAGTCTCCGTATCTTGGGATTATGAATACGGCTCTCTCGGAGATGAGAAAATTTATGACCGAGTTCGGCATGACTCCGAGCAGCCGAAGCCGCGTATCGTCAAACAAAGACAATAATGCCAAAGAAAGCCCGCTTGCGAAATTCCAGCGCGTCAAATAAAGACAGGGCAACTAAATACGCGCTTGATGTGGTTGCGGGGAAAATTGTCACAGGAAAGCCGGTTAAGTTGGCCTGCAAGCGGCATCTTGATGATATCGCGCATCAGAAAAAGACGGGCCTGCATTGGGACGTTACGGAATCGCAGCGGGTCATAGAATTCTTTGCAGAGTGTTTGACGGTTGAGCAGAAAAACGAAGTGGTCCCGTTTAACTTGGATCCCTTTCAGTGCTTCATTGTCGGCTCACTTTTTGGATGGACCAACAAAGACGGCACGCGCAGATTTAAGACCGCCTATATCGAAATGGGCAAGGGTTCCGGCAAGAGTCCCTTGGCGGCCGGCATCGGTCTTTATGGCCTCGTGGCCGATGGGTGCCAGTCTCCTGAAATCTATTGCGCAGCGACAATGCGCGATCAGGCAAAGATTTCATGGAATGACGCCAAGATCATGGCGCAAAGGTCTCCGGCCCTGTCGGAAGTTCTGGAGATTGGCGCAAATGCAATAGTCTACCCGGCGGTAAACGGAACCTACCGCGCCGTATCGAGTGAACACAAAGGGCTCGACGGCAAGCGCGTACACATGGCCATCATTGACGAGGTGCATGAGCACCCAACGGCGATGGTCTGCGACAAGATGAAGAAGGGCACGAAGAAGGATCTAAACGCCCTCATCATCGAAATCACCAACAGCGGATCGGATCTTGAATCCGTCTGCTACCACCATCACGAATATTCATTGAAAGTCCTCGACGGAACTATCGAGGATAACGCCTGGTTTGCATACGTCTGCGCCCTGGATGAAAAGGACGGAGACAAACCGGCGGACGATTGGATGAACGATGAATCGTGCTGGCCCAAGACCAATCCGGGACTCGGGACTATTCTTCCGATCCAATATCTGCGCAAGGAAGTAAACGAAGCAAAGGGAATGCCGTCGCAAAGGAACATGGCGGCGCGCCTGAACTTTTGCGTATGGACACAGCAACATGAACTCTGGATCCCGATCGAGAAATGGGAAGCCTGCCGGGAGAAATTCGATCCGGAATTACTTCTCAATGAACCATGTTGGATGGGCATAGACCTTTCAGACAAGCTCGATCTGTCCTGTGCTGTGGCCATATTCAAGCACAACATCGACAAGGAAATCAGCGTAACGGTCGGCAAGCGCGAGGATCCAAGCAACCTGCAGAGCGAGGAAAAAGAGGAGTCGATCAATATCAATTTCGGGATCTCGATTGTGCCGATGTTCTTCATCCCCGAGGAAACAATGTTTGTTCGGGAGAAAGAAGACAGTGTCCCCTATTCCCGATGGGTCAAAGAGGGATTCGTTATCGCAACGCCGGGAAATACCATCGACTACGATTTCATTTATCAGTGGATTGTGAATTTCTCGAAGAAACATTCCGTGCAACAGATTGGATTTGACCCGCGCGGAGCAACGCAACTAGCGAACCAGCTTGCAAAATACGGCTTCGAGATGGTTGAACTCACGCAGGGCTATAACAACATGTCCGAACCGAGCCAGATCCTTGAGGCCCTGGTCTACGAAAAAAGGGTCAGGCACAACGACAACCCGGTATTGAGGCATCACATTCAAAACGCATCCGTCGCACATTCTAAGGATAATCGCATGATTATTCCCTACAAGACGCATCAGCGAAAGCGCATTGACGGCGTTACCGGCACGGTCATGGGGTTAGGTCGGGCGATGGTTGCGCAGCCTTCCGGAGAGAAATTTCAAGCCTTCTTCTTTTAAAGCAATCTGTAGGAATTTGGAATCAAACAAGGTCGCAGA